CAGCAGTACCATTTAATTGACGTGTAGAAGTTCTAAGATTTGCTTGTATGATGTTATTAACAGTAGCAGGAAGAGTATATTGTACTTGAGCTTCTACTAATGCCAAATAGGTAGATTCGATCGTCCAAAGATTTATGCTTTTATTAATCCATTCTAAAAGAATAAGATCAATACTTCTTTTTGCAGATTCTAATTTTTGAGGTTCTACAAATTCTCCTAAGATACCTATTCTTTCAAAGGCTTCTCTGATAATAAGTTCAATCTGAATGGACTGAAAATTGAAAGTTCCAGAAGTAGGCAACATTAATTATTACTCCTGTAAAAATATAAAATCAAGAGTATCAGTAGCAGGAGTTGTAGAGCTAATAATTTGGAAAAGTACAAAATTAGTAATAGCGCTTGAGTTTCCTATTTGTGGACCAGTTCCAGTAATTCCCAAAGCATTAGGAAAGAACCTCGTTGTAAGTTGATTAACAAGAGGAATAAAATTATTACTTACTTCATCAAGTGTTTGAAATAATTCATAATTAATGCCTGAGGGCGGTGTACTTCGTACTAATACTGTTGCAGAATAATTAATAATAGTTGCTGCAGTATTTACTACAATCAAAGGGAAAAATCCTGCATCGCCAGTTCCGACTCTAATCCCAGTATTAGGCGCACCAGTAATTGCTGTGCTGGATGTTACAGATGTAATAATGTCGTAATATTGAGTGCCATATACTGTAGCATCGCTATTAGGGCCAGGAAATATATTCTCGGTCACATAAGCACCATTTTGAAGTCCTTCAATTGTAAATGTTGTACCAGTATAATCATTAGTAGTAGAACTAATTGATATGGATCTTGTCATTTTGGCTTTTATAAAGGAAACCTGATCAGGAATACTAAGATCAGCCAATGTTCCACTTAATGAAAGCTTACCAGGCGCCACTGAAAGCTGCAAAGCACAAACAGCAGATAAATCTTGTATTGGCCATGTTAGTTTTGTAAAAGTTGACATTTATCTACACTAATTATTATTTATGAAAACCCATTACAGTTTCGGCCCAATTAGCCCTTTTTCTAGTTAAAGGATTTCGAGAATGAGTAGCTTTTTCCAATTTCGTTTCAGGAATTTTTTTGCCTTCAGGAACACCTAAAGTTTTATGCAAAGCACCTTTATTATTGGGGTTAATACTTCCTTGAATCCACTGTTTAGGCTTTACACTTTTTGCCATGATTTCCCTTTTTGCTCTACTATGTGCCATATTATCAATTTCTATATATTAGGTTTAAGGCCTTGGGTCGTAATAATTAAATGTGAATTCATCATTTTTAAAATCTGCTCCAGCTCCTCCATCATCTATTACTATTTCTATAACAAGCAGATTGGAGGGAGAAAATGCACTGGTATGGGTTGGTGCAGTAAATGGATTATTTCCTTCTCCATAATCTAGTAAGATTTTCTTAGTTATCAAATCTTGATAACTAGAGGTATTACCAGTATTATCTAGAGAACCGTACACGCTATATTGTACTCTACCAACAAAAGGGATAGCAATTGGAACAACTGACACTCCCCATACTGGAAAACCAGTAGCCCCAGCACTTCCTCCTAATGGTCCAAAATATCCTAACCGTCCACCCCCTACCTGTATTCCAATTACCGCTTGATCCACTGTAATTGAAGTAATGGTATCGTAAGTTTTATTCGAAAAGACGGTCTCATTGTCAGGTCCTACTATTGCATTTTCTGTAACTACAACTCCATTTTCCATTCCCACAATACTAAAATTAGCACCTGATAGATCATTGCCTGAAGTAAAAGAAACGCTACGGCTATATCCTCTGTTTTTAAAAGACATCACGCCTGTAACTGGCTCAACAAAAGCTCCATTTAATAAGAGATTTCCTGGTCCTGCTACATCTTGCAAAGCACAAACAGCTGATATGGTGTTATTAACAGAAGGAAAATTATACTTTAAAATTCTAGTCATTAGAGCCTCTTTTTAAGAGAGTATGCAAATTAGAGGCTTTAGTTCTAATTTGCATAGTCTGAATCAATTAACATCGCATATTTTTGTTTAACAACTAATAGTTGTATGCTATGCTCCAGGTGAGCCAAAAATACCACGTGCGTTGGAAGCGCCGAATGAATACCTCTCCACAGCAGAACACATGACATTTTTGGTCATATAATCAGCATAAGTGTCAGTTGAAACTGCTTCTCTCTGGTAATGTTTTAAACCGTCGCAATCTGTTAAAATGAACCAAGCTGTAGGTGAAGTCAGGTACTGATTGATCTTATAACCTTCAGGAATATAATCATTATGATATAATGCATTTATATCATTATTCGCTACATCCACACGGAAAGCAGAATTAAGTAATCTGGATGCTGAAAACTGTAACTCTCTTGGTAAAATCAATTTCTTTGCCATAGTTTGAGATAAAATCCCGCTTTGCATTGGAAATTGTTGTATCAAGATTATAGCTTGTTCAACGCCAGCTTCGCTAAAATCAACATTTCCAGAAGCTGCAGCAAAAGCATTCGAATATGTTCCACCATCAATTGGATGATCTGTAGCACATAATGATTTCCCATCACCAATAGGATAAGCTGGATTAAAAGCATTATTTAATACGTTTGCTCCAAGAATATTCTTAGTTACCCTTAAACCGTTTCTAAGTGATATTGCTTGTTGAGGAAATTGATTCTGATACAAGTTGTCGGAAATTGCCTCTTGAGTCATAGTAAACGAAAGACCCACCGTTTTGTGAATATAATTCGTTACTATACGTTGGCCCATGCTATCAGTAGCAATTGGCTGACCTTCTGGTTTAATATCAGCAGCTCCAAGATATTTCATCTCGACGTCAATTTCCTGATATTTGTCTGATTGGTAAGTTTTAAATATCTCTGTCCATTGTTCAGGATACATAGGGTATTGCCCAAAAACCGCCTTTAAACCAGGACGTAGTAATTGAGCGATTTGACCAGTATTTATCATATATTATTTCTATCCTCTCTTTAAGCTAATGTTACGCCAGCACTATTGTGGCCAAACACATGGTTATTAATGGTAACTCTAACGTTTAAAAATGGGGTTGTTGTTAGAGTCAATCCAGTAGCTGCAATATTGTTTGGATGTTGAGTATATCCCAACGCTTTCAAAGGTAGAGTTGCAACGGTTTTGTTATAGTCATGAGTAGCAGCTCCAGCAGTGGGCGTAGCCACATCAAGATAAAAAGCAGATTGTCCTGTAATTGGGCTTCCATCTGCTGGATTATTAGCATATCTTTTACCAGTAGCTGTTGTATAAGCATTTACTACCGTATCGAACAAACCTCCTCCTCCAACATTTAAAGCGAAATTGCTACCAAAACCGCCATTTAAATTAGCTTGTCCATTAATATTTGGAAAATTAGGAAGACCAATAAAATTAGGGGTGACAGCAGCTATATGAGTAGATACTTGAACATCATAAACTACTTCTGGATCATCAATTACCCAGCATCTAATTGTGCTACCTGGATAAACTAGGGTACTAGCAGGCCAGAACGGAGATTTAATCAATCTTCCAGTAACGTCTGTGTATTCACATCCTTGAAATACACCAAGAATAGGTAAAACTGAAAATGTAGATGGAGTAGCATCAGTGTAAGCCGGTAGATAACGTGTAATAGTACCTACGTTTGCTCTTGCTGGAGAAAATACTACAGGATCACCAGTAAATATGCTGGCATTATAAGTATTTGCGCCATTAGCATCTGCAAAAATAGAATATTCGTTTGTTTTTTCAGTCCAACTCCCACCATTAATTGACGAGATTGGCCTTAACCCAAAGGGCGCATTAACGCCATAAGCCATATAAACCTCTTGTTAAAATTTAAAAATTTATTTTTTTCTAAATCTTTAAGGCCGAGATTTAAGAGACCTGTGTTAGGACGCATTTTAATGTCTCGCCTGACAAATTCTTTTTATGGATAAGAAATAACCTTTTACGATTTTAAGTTTCGTAGAAACTATAACAGGGAAAAATTCTTTTTTAGGATCGGAAAGAATATAAAACCAAGATTACGATTTTAAGTTTCGTAGAAACTGCATTTTATTATTAGGTAGAAAATTCATTATTGTTTGAGTGTATTAAAAGAATTTACTTTGTCAATAGACAACTGTAATATTTTTAATTTTCTCATTGTAATATATTGTAATAAATTTCATATCTGAGTAGGTTGGCTAGACATTACCATTACTGTGACACCAGCAGGCAAAGAAGTTACTAACTCTCCAGCAGCATCAACTACCGCAATGATTACAGAATCTGTATTTCTAGTCGTATAAAACCCGTGGTACATAGGTGGTGGTAATGTGGTGCCAATACTTCCTAAGGATATTGATACACCATAATTAATATTAGCCATATCATGGGTAAAAGATATTTCATAATATCCACCACTACCAGTTACTGACACTACATTCGAACTATCTTCAATAACAATTGTATTAGAGCTACCAAAAACAGTGTCATTAAATGTACACCATGCTTTAGGTACTGGGGGACTAGCAATGTTCCCTGAAATATTACCCAATATATCAATAGTTACTCCATTAAGATTAAGTACACCCTCCTCAAAGGTAGAAAAAATTAAATCAGTACCTTTGGAGACAGCATCTAAAGTATTACCATTAATAATAAAATCACCAGCTTGAAGTATATTTACGGTAACATCGTCTGCTAAATCGATTGTAGGATTATCGTCAACCCCATCCTCATTAGTTATAATAATATTATCACTACCTGGGCTTATAGTTCTAGTAATCCATGTTAAAGGATTTATACTTTTAACTACTGATATTCCAACTACCCCATTGTTTAAGTCAGAAATATTAGAAATGGATGCTGGAAGTTTAAACTCAATTTTCCCACCTGGATTAATTAGCGTGCCATTAGTTATAATAATTGAGTTATCTGGACTTTCAGCAATTACCTGTGTAATAGCACTCATCCCTCCTAAA